AAAGCCTCATGCCTACGAGTTGCCAGACACCTCAATTGATCCGCCATGCGCAATCTGTGGCAAGCAGCCAGAGGAGCACCAGTGAGGATTTTTGCCGTGATCATCGTCGTGGCGGTCATCGCTGTCGTTGGCTGGTATATCTGGTGGGCAGAATTAGCTCCACCTGATGGACACACCGAGTTTCAGGTTCAATCAGTTACGTCCGACCGGCAGGGTCTAAGCACAGATCACTACGTTCTGACGACCGATGGTCGGATCCTCCGTTTCGATCGGCAACGTGTTGATTGGGTCGCGGCGAGGCCAGAATGCAGCTACTCCGCCGGCGAGTACTTGCATATCAATTCGGTCCCGGTGATCACCGACGTCAAGCTGCTGGGGTGTATCGGATGAACATTCTTGCCATCGATCTCGGCGACACCACTGGATATGTCTACGTCAACGCGTCCAACGACACTGGCGAGCCCGGTCTGAGGGCACACGGCTCGTTCGTACTCGAGGACGGGCTCAAGGGGGTCGACCTCTACAGCCCAGACCTCGTGATCATCGAGCGGCCGGCCATTGCCAACAACCCCTTCCAGCAGGAGATGTACTCGGCCGCTGTCTCGCAGCTGCAAAACTGGTACGCCGAGCGCGTCAAGATCATCCGGCCGACCGACTGGAAGCAGCGATTCAAGAAGCACCCGCTGCCCGGGCGCGGCGTCTTGAAGACTCAGCACGAGCGAGATGCATGGCGTATTGCTCTCTGGGCAATCGACAAATTTGATCGACCAAATAGGAGGACATTCGTATGAGCGTGACAATTCCAAAGAGGCTTGAGGTCGTACGTGTGACTGAGGTCTCGAAGTTCAAGGAGTGCCGGCGGGCGTGGTATCTGTCTGAGATCCGTGGGTTGGTACCCAAGGCTCCGCAGGACTACCTCTGGTTTGGAGATAAGATGCACATCGGCCTGCAGACCCTGGCCGCCACTGGCGACGTCGAGCAGGCGGTCACCGCCTTCTTCGAGGCCGCCGACGCCTCCATCCCCGACCTTAGGAAAGGCTACGGTGGCATGTGGGAGGTGATGGAGCCCGAGTTCCAGGAGCTGGTGACCACGGGCAAGGCGATGCTCCACAACTACGCGCTCTTCGACCGCCAAACGGGCATGAACCTAACCACGACCTCACTCGAGGAGCGGCTCTTCGTACCCATCCGTACCGCCAGCGGACGCTCAGCGCTCAAGGGGATGCCCCAACTGAGTGGACGTATGGACCGGCTGGTGGTCGTACAGGGAAAGAACGGCGAGTTCATCCAGGACTACAAGAACAGCACCCACCAGTGGACTGAGGGCCGCGGCCTCGAGCTAGACGAGCAGACCACTGGCTATCACTTCCTGTTTTGGCGTATTCGCGGCTATCTGCCCGAGGGCATGATCTACGACACCTTGATCAAGCGGATCCCCATCGAGCCGAAGATCCTGAAGAACGGCACGATCTCCAAGGACAAGGACCAGGGCACCACCTACGAGCTGATGCTGGAAGCGGTCAAGGCCAAGGGTGCTGACCAGACCGAGTACGCCGAGATCCTCTCCATGCTCAGGGAGCAGGGCTGGTCGAAGTTCTTCAAGCGCGAAGTCACCCACCGAAACCTGGCCCAGATGCGCGCCTACGAAACCAACCTCTACGACACATTCCAGGACATGCGGGCGGTGGCCCAGAACCCCCGCAAGGCGTACCCTAATCCGTCGCCGATGCGCTGTCCCCGCTGCCCCTTCAGAACGGTGTGTTTAGCCATGAACGACGGCTCAGATTATGAAGATCTGATCAAGGCGCAGTTCACCGTCTCTGAGGAGAAGCGGCTGTGACGTACTCTTGGTGGCTCAATGGTGTTCCTCAGAATCCTGTAACCCATCGGGTACGAGTCATCGTTGCCAATGGACTGCACCTATGGGAATGCACTGGGTGCGGACGCAGATGGACGGCCGACGTTCCCTACCTCAGGATCGAACGAGAGGTCTGCAGGCCATGACCAAGCTCGAGAAGATCGCAGCCAAGGCGCGCGCTGGCGATGAGTTGACCGAGGATGAGATGGAGTACGTGGTTGAGCTGCTGATGAAGTTCTCAGACCTCGTCGAGCAGACCATCGAGTGGCTGCGACCGACCATAGTCTCGGTTGTCTCCATCTGGCTCGACGCGCTGAAGAAGCTCGAGGAGGAACATAAAACATGAACGGAGTCTTCTATCCCTGCTGCCAGCAGTGGCACCCGTCGCCGGCGTCACATCGCACAGGGCCGAGAGGCGAGTGCGTGATCGCCGTCTTGCGCAAGCCGATGAACGAGCGTCCATCCCGGTCGCCTGCACCAGCGCAGCCCTCATGGGGCACGGGGTACTACAGATGACCGACATCCAACGCGGAGTGGAGGCAGCAATGGCGTGGCGGAAGAAGCACCCGAAGATGGATCCAATCGAGGCTGCGTACGAGATTGCGGTCAACCAACGAGCCTCGTTCCCCGGCTTCTCCAACAGCCGCTGGCCGGAGTTTGTCGCGGCGGTAAAAGAAGCCGCACAAACCCCACCCAATCTGCCATAATTATTCCACATTCAAGGAGGACACATTGAATATCACGAAGCCTGACGCGTCTCCCTATCTCAAAGCGCTCATCTTCGGGCCCTACGGCTCCGGGAAGACGCATTTCCTGGGCACCGCACAGCTCGATGAACGAACGTTCCCGGCGCTCTACCTCGACTTCGAGGGTGGCGAGTCGACCTTGGCCGGACTCGACATCGACATGATCAAGGTGCGGACGTGGGACGACTTCAACGACGTCTACAGCGGGCTCGCTCAGGGCGAGGGGGGCTACCGCACCATCCTTCTCGACTCGCTCTCCGAGACCCACATCTTCGCCCTGATGGACATCAACGAAAGCCAGGGTCGTGACGACGTGCTCCAGATCCAGGACTACGGCAAGGCCTCGATCCAGATGCGGCGCCTGATCCGCCTCTTCCGCGATCTTCCCTACCACGTCTTCATGACAGCGCAGGACAAGACCGACAAGGAGGCGCGCGTCGGCAACGTGAAGAAGCCGGCGCTGGCCGGACAGATGGCTGACGAGGCGCCTGGGCTGTTCGATCTCTGCGGCTACCTGACGACCTCCCAGTTCACCGACCCGAAGACAAAAGAGGTCACCGAGGTGCGCTCGCTTCTGCTCAAGAACTTCAGCCAGTTTCGTGTCAAAATCAGGACCGGTTGGGGCCGCGAGGACACGGTGCCCGATCTCATCGACGACCCCAGCATCAGCTCGTTACTCGATGTTCTCGGGTACGCCATGCCACAGGAGGTAGAGCAGGAGAAGGAACCAGTTGCCGTTGGAGCCGAAACTACATCCACCAAGAAATCTAGGAGGAAAACGAGTTGAAGATACCAGTTGACTTTTCCGATGTGCAGCAAGGCGGTGCCGTCCCGGCAGGCGACTACCCTGCCGTCATCGCCGACTGTCTCCTCAAGCAGAAGCCTGGAGCGGACCACGCGTTCCTCAACTGGGACTGCGTGATCGCTGAGGGTGAGCTTGAGGGGCGTCATCAGTTCATGGTCTCCAGCTTCGCGCCGGGTGCGAAGTGGAAGATGCAGGAGGCCTTCATCAACCTCGGCTACGCCGAGCTGGAGTTCGAGCTGGAGATCGACGACGCAACCGGCCAGCTGATCAACCCGGAGGTGATCGGCCTGCCCTGCGTGATTCAGGTCTTCCAGGAGTCGTACAACAACCGGATGACGTCGAAGATCTCGACCATCCTGGGGCCCAACGGTGAGGGCGCCGCTCCGGCTGAGCAGCCAGCAGCCACCGCACCTGCGACCCGACCGGCGACCCGAACAGCGCCCAAGGCCGCGCCAGCAACTGCTGCAAAGGCAGCTCCGAACGGTGGAGTCAAGCGCTCGCCGTTCCCCGCCACCGCCGCCGCTCGTCAGTTCAAGCGTTAGACCCCGATCGGGATAGGAGCCGCTCCGTACTCGCAGGTCGTATCCCTGTGGGAGCGGCTCCGCCCTATTTCACGGAGGACAACATGGATCCAGTTTCTTACGCGAAACACGACGACCCGAACTACAACTCGAAGACCGCCAAGGGCTGTGAAGACGCCGGTGAGCCTTGCTTCACGCTCCGCGCACAGGATGTCCACGCCGCATTGACCGTCCGCTTCTGGGCGGTTCAGAAGAACATCCCTGAAGCGATGGCGGAGAACGCTCTGAACATCGCCGAGGCGATGGACCTCTGGCCAGTCAAGAAGGAACCCGACCTCTAGCCGTGGACTTCCCTTCATTCCACTGGAAAAACCGCAAGAGATTCCTTCCACCGACGTTGTATAGAGCGTTCGGCAGGATTGCAGCTGAGCGTGAGCGGCAAGAGGTCATCCATCCCGACTCTCCGGAGCGGGACATGACCTTGCCGCTCGAGTACCGCCTGCTGGTCTATCACGCCATCCTCGTCGAGGAGGTCGGCGAGCTGGCCAGGACCATTCTTAGAGATGACATCCCGGAACGTCACACACCGGAGGCTCGAGCTAAGGAGGCGCTTCACTGCGCTGCCGTATCCGTGGCCATCATGGAGGCACTGGAAGCTGAGCAGATCACTCCTACCAACCAGGTGTGAGAAGTGTCCGCTGCAGTCGAGCCCGACCGTTCAAGGCTTCGGTCCGGGCGACGGCTACGTCGTGGTCGGTGAGGCGCCAGGCAACACCGAAG